AGCAAGTTCTGATTTCGTTGAACACTCATTGCAAGTAAGTTGAATAACAACACTATGTGTATTTTGTACTATTTCAAAAGGTGTTGTACCCATATATAGTTGTATTGACTTACACTCAGGGCAACATAAAAAATCATTCCTAACCCCTACTAATTGTTTGCCCGTACCCATAATTGTGTTGTATCCATCTTCTCCAAGTCTGCATGTCATTCACAATCTCCTTGGGTTTTTGTGGGTGTAACCGTTTTTTTGGAAGTACCCTCTTTTTTTCTTGCGGATATGCCCACATTCCGTACATACGTATTTTTTACTACTTACGCGATTTATGATAGATGCTAAACGAGTAAACTTACTATAAACATTCTTGGCGGGTATCTCCTCTTTTATCTCTTTCCAAGTGTGCCCAGCCATACGCATAAAAGCAATCCTCCACATATCTTTACTAGATAAACTCACTCACAATCTCCATATGATTTGCCTGTACCGCTCTCGCAGTTAATAGGTAGGCCGTCTGCCCAGTGCGGTGTCCAACGCATACATTTCTCAATATACTCTTGCGCTTCTTCCAATACATCATCCTTTACACAGCATACAATCGAGTCATGTACCGTTAGTACAACACGATATTTCTTGGCTATTTGTAGCATTTGTTCACCAATAATGCAACGTGCTATGGCCTGACATACATTCTCCACGATCTTGCCACCGTATATTCTGGTGCGACCTCGCCTTGTTTTGTAGTCAAACTCTACACCCTTGTCTGTCTGTGTAAACTGTAGATCTGCATACCCTAGCTTCAGCCCTGATGGTAACAGTATCGTACCATCAACCACCTTGAGTACACCGTCCAACCCGAACTGAGTGTCATCACCATTTGCAGAATCTTTTAAGAATTTCTGAGCATCACGCCATAACTGATTGATCTTCCAGTTAGCTTCTCGATATATACTTATAACGCGCCGTGCTTCGTCAAGTTCTACATACACACCCATCCCTTGCAACTGTGCTTGGAACTTGACTGCACCCATGCCATAACCTGCACCAAGGATTGTAGTCTTGCCCACAAACCTTTGATCTTTATCAACATCTTCTTCGGGGACTCCATAGATGCGTGAAGCCATCTTCTTGTAAACGTCTTCTCCTGCGTTGAATGCTTGAGTCAGGTCATCTTGTTTGGCAAGCCAAGCCAACACCCTCGCTTCAATCTGTGATGAGTCACAGTCAATGAGAGAGCATCCCTCTGGTGCAATGATACTACGCTTGAGTTTCTTACCATCGCGTCCACGACTAGGTAGGTTTTGCAGGTTGATCTTGTCGTCGCCACCCCACCGTCCAGTATGTGCCGCATAATATCTTACAGGCACAGGTAACAACCCACGCTTGGATATGTCGATGAACCTCTGTGTCCGTGTCTCTTCTAATGTACTTTTGTTACCGAGACGCGCCGCTACAAGAAGTTGCACCTCCTCGTTCTCATGTTCTTGAAGTGCCTTGAGCCCCTCGTCTGATTTCGCAAAGGCAAATGTTTCTTTGCCAGTAGTCAGGCTAATCTTCATAGGTGGCTTCACACCTAACTGCTCTAATAGTTCAGCAAACTTGGGGTTCGACATCAAGTCGGCCTTAACAACTTTAGCGCTGCGTAGTAAGTCATCCTTACGAGAACGTGTTTCCATAAGATGTTGTTCTAGTAGATTCAGATCGAGGTCTAAGATAGGCTCAATAAACATACGTAGTGTACGATCTATCAGCTTAAGCTCACCCTTGGGGAACCCCCTAATCATTATCGAGAAGAGTTTGTATGTCAGGTCTACGTCGTTAATGCAGTAGTCCCCGAAGCTACCTAGTTCTTCTTGTGAGAAATCTTTTCTTCTTTTGCCGAGGGTGTTGAGTATCTCGTCTCCTTTAGCTCCGATCTGATACTTTTCAGCCAACGCCTTGAGACTACTAGAAGTTTCCACCCCGTGAAGAGCGCGGGAGATACACAAAGTATCGGTATACACGCGAGGATGAATATCGTAATGCCAACTAAGAATAGCACCATCGAACATAGTATTATGGCACAGTACCATAGACTGCGCCCAATCAAAGGTGTGTAAGTAACTTTTGAGTTGTTCATGTGTTCCACTCGCCCACTCCGTTTTTTTGTTGTTAAACTTAACGCCAACCCCAATCACTTCGAAGTTGGGGTCACGTATGTATCCTTCTGTTGTCATCTTACGTAAAGATGTTTCCTTGTCATAGAAGGTCTCAAAGTCCAGTGTGATTAAGTCCATTACTTTTCTTCAACCTCACACTCATAAGCAATCCCCACGTAAGCCATGATATCTACATAGTGATCTCTCTTAAGTGGACTTGTTCTTCTACGTGCTAACTTAGTAGCAATGTGAAACATAGGAACTTCTGATGGTTTTATATCGTGACCTGTCATAGCATTAAATATACTGGCTATGTGTGTCATGTTCTCTACGGGATCTCCATAATCTTTGTTCCGCTCACCTGATGTAAGGCGCGATGCTTCATCAAGTAACACACTGCGGTTAGCTTCTTTCTTAAACTTTTCTTTTATGAAAACTTCTTTTGGTGTACCTACACGCTTCAATGTCTTGCTCGCGTAGCTGTACGAACAGCCAACTGCCTTAGTAATATCATCTGCTGTAGCCAATGGGTTATCTATAAGGTACGCGAATACCTTCTCTTCTGTTGGTCGTTTCATTTCTCTCTCCCTAAATTGTGTGGCCTTTTTTTCTAAGACCTTCTACAAATATTTTTAACTCTACCTGTGCGGCGTTGTACATTGTGTCGCCTATCATAGTACGATTTTCATCCGCTTGGCGTTCGTAGTTGTCTACCTGTTTGCGTAGAAACTTAAGTTCCTCTTCTTGTGCAGGTGTTAGTTTCATCTCTCCTCCTCATTTATATCAAATTCCCATGTCTCTGTATCCCAAGGAAAGTAGCCACTAGCAAATGTAAAACCTCCTACAGGTAAAATTCTACCCTTCCCTCTACTTATACCATTCTGAGTGTTCCATTTTATATTGCATGTGTGGCAATGATAGTAACTTCTAATCTTAAGCCCAATGCGTCTCCACTCACCTGTCTTCTCTACTGTGTCACTCAGACACCATCTGCATTCCATAACATCTCCTCATGTGCCTCTCACTACCAATGAGAGGACTAAGCGTAGCGTGCCTTACCCGACAAGATCACCGTTAATAGAACTTTCGGAGGACGGCTCCTGTTGCGGTGGATATCAAGGGCACAAAAATTAAAGCCCTCATATATGCCATTACCTCTCACCGCTTAGTAATTCTCTATTCCACTGGAACGTCTTCTTGTACCAATACCCTCTAAGTATAGCTTCAACCTCGTTCATGTTATCTTCATTAACAACTATAGCGATTCCACGTTGTGCGTCTATATCTCTTAAGTTCTTTTCCTGTAGTGGTGTAGGTGTGTTCTTACCAGCTTTACATTCGAACCCAAAGAACCTTCCCTCGAAGCACCCGACTATATCAGGCACACCGCTACTACCGTAACCACCTGTAACTGGATAGAAGTAGTACGCTCCTATAGCTTTAAGGTGTTTAACGACAACCTTCTTAACTTTTGCTTCGGGTGTCATCGCCATGTTAGTCCTCCTAAAAACTGGTTTCAAATAGGGAGACGCGAACACCCCCCTATTTTTATTTAATGTTAGGGAATCCCTAACGTCTTATCCAAGCGCTAGCCCAAGTACCTTTGGTGAGTTCATCGTACACGTAATAACTTTCAACGCCAGTACGATTCATTCTTTTAATGCCAACACCCTTGACCTCCCTATCATACTCTACCATCATTAGCACAGATACTTTACCTTTGATAAAGTCAGGTAGTGCATCCCAATGGTCATAGCTGTCTTTTAATGTGTTGTCAACACAATTCATACCAATACATTGTACACTGATGTGATCCTTAGTAGGGTCTACTCTTGCAATGTATAACGTGTCACTAGGAATACTAGATTGAGACATAGTACATCCCATCACCCAACGCGTAGCCTACATCCTCGACATACTGATCTTGTGTTAAGATGTTTACAACAGATAGCTTACCTGCCAGCTCCTGGGGGAGCGTTCCATCGGTGTAGGTATTGATAAGTTCTGGTGGAAACTCATCAGGTCTAAGTTTATATACTTTACTCGCATCGTTAATTTGCACCACATCGAAGTGTTGCTCACCTAGTTTCTCATATACTTTTATAAGGTATAAGTTCAGGTGTTTAGCATCGGATACTTTCTTCTCCTGTTGAGATGTTATGTAGTCCTTAACTTGTTGCCCAAACGCAGGATCTAAGAACGCGTAGCCAGTATTAACTAAGTGTTCCATCTCACGATACATAGCGGTGCTTGTGAACATCTTATCTTTCTTGTCATCTGCATCTTGACGTACCTTATAACGTGCCGAGGTAAAACGATGTTTCACATTACTCAAGGTTTCATTGGCTATGTCAAACATAGTAAAGTTCTTAAGATACCGCTTCGCATTCTTCACACCACCCTTCAAGTGTAAAGACATCGCCATGTAATGCTGATCGCTTTGGTAACTACTATACTTCATGTTCCGTATAGTATGAGAGTACACGACATAGTTCTCAATACCTTTGCCAGTCTCACGGAAGTCACCGAAAGCAATCCACCCCATGCAATAGGGTTGCCCCTCCATGAATACCCACGATGAATTTGTACCTTTATAATAAAAATCTATACCACGCATCTCTTTGCTCAGTTTGTGAATGAAGTTCTTTATCTCATCACTCTGTTCCCAACCTGATCGATCCTCGTTTAATGCGCTTACGCGTCTTGCTGTATAACTCATTTTGTTTTCTCCTTGGTTATAATTTTAGCTGATCCCTTGTCTGTATGTATCAGGTCACAGTATTTATTGATGAAGCTGTTGTACCTCGCCCGTAGCATCGGCAAGTCCACATCACCTCCTAACTTGTTCTCCACATCCGTCATGTCACTCCACATTTTAAGGTTACGTAGATTATTCCACATGTCCTCTTGGAACAGACTGGTTAGCTGTCTGTAATTATCTGGGTCACATAGCCTCTCCGTAAAATTAAAATCACGTTTCCAGTACTCCATCCGTATATTACTAAAATATTCATTGTTGGTGCTCGGTAGGATATTGTACATACTAACCACATACTCTAGTAGCTTATCACTGTATGGTTTGATCTCTGCTTTACGCTTCCTATCCACACGCTTCTTGGGATGCACATACTGATACGTGTTACCGCACACGCGCCATAGAGATGTGTTTACCCCTCGCTCGAACTCAAGTGGATAGTCACCCTTGGGTAAGTAGTAATCATCATGGTTCTTACCATCGCCATGCTCTATACCAATGTATTGTCTGCCATTGTTACAGTAGAAGTGCATGTTACTTGGCAACGCATTCTCAAGCATGGTGTTACGTATTGTATGTGTGTAATCACTTATCTCGTTGCATATACGTATCCTCTCCCGCGTGCCATCATATGTCCAGAGTATCGGTGCGAACTTCTTCTCCTCTTTGATATCCTTGGGTTGTGGGGTTCTACTGTCGTACCAATGTCGTGTGGCTTTACCCAGACCATCGTAACTACCGCCGTCCATCAGACCGTAGCAATTATATGAGAACTTCTTTACACGTTCCCACTTACGGTTGCGCGGGCCAAGTGGTCTTATGTCATGGTGCAGTGGGTGCTTCTTACTCACTATTGGTTTCGTTGTGTTATACATTTCCTCCACTCTGTGAAACGTATCCAGATTTGTTTTGTAATGTCTCATTACCATTTTGTTTTCTCCTCTAGCCAGTGGCTACTTGTTTACATATTATTTGATTTGACGTGGACTATCTTACCCACGCTTGGTTTCGCAGTCTTATTATCTAGGACTGTCCACAGTACAGGGCATGTCCACTGACCCCATCCACCGTATAGGCAACCATCTGTTAACACGATAACAGCCTGTGGTTTAATGCCATGCTCGGCCATGTACTTTGGCACACACTCAACATCAGTGCCACCGCCACCTCTCGGCTTGGTTGACTTGACCAACGTATCGAGTTCATGTGTCTCGTACTTCTCATCACGACACACCTCGGTATCCCAATAGATCACACGTACACACGAGGGCTTGACCGTATCACAGATAGACTTGATCTCAGACAAGAACACCGACAGTTCACGGTCGCCAATCGAGCCTGATGTATCGATCGCCAATACCAGTTCCTCGACCTGTTCGCTGTACGTGCTTGGCATGTAAATACCTTGCCCGACTAACCTACGCTTTGGTTTACGCCACGTAGAGTAGTCACTCCCTGCACATGTAGATGCGATGAACTCACGCAATACTTCACGCCAATCAATTTGGGGTTCGAGTAGTTCACCTAGATTACGCTTACCCCTGTTACCCAGTTTACCTGCAACCATGTGACCTTGGCGTATTGCTTCATCAATATCACGTTCAAGTTCTTGCTTCTCACCATCGGTCATCTCCTTCGCACCCTCGAAGTCATGGTCATCAAACGGCTTACCGACTACGGTGTTTTGTCCACCTGTTGTACTTGGACTCCCTCCGCCATCACCGTCGCCATCATCTGATGACGTGTCATCATACAGTAGCTTAAACACTTCTTCAGTATTCATACCTCGATACTTCTCATCGAGACACCCACCTTCGATCCACTCCACAAAACCATTCTTGTTCTCGTCCATGATCTGTAGGTTGATAACGTAGTCCATAGCCATGTTGGTTAGCTGTGGGTCTAGCTTGTGTAGGTGTTGGTAGTTGTGGATATGTCTATACATCTTATGTCCTACTTCGTGTAGCACAAGGAAGCGTAGCTGTGGGTCGGTCAACCCTGTAACAAACCCACGTCCATAGTATTCATCCCTACCGTTGGTGTAGGCAGTTGGCACATCATCTTTGATACACCTCTCGCCTATCATCAACACCCCAGACAACGCGACATAATCATCGTTGCCCATGATAGAGACAACAGCCTTGGACAGTCGTTGCTCTTCGGTTAAGTTATTTAACATTAACATTTTGTTTTCCTCTCTAGCCAGTGGCTATTACTTTTTATCTGCTGTGAACATGTATGTGTTATCCTTCGCCCACTCGGTGAACTTGGCGTTAGACATGACAACATCAATCTTGCTGTACTTCGGGTTTCTCGCGCCATTGACAAACATACCTTGGGCTTCTTTGTTTAGCCTTGGCATGTAGTCCATCCACGCGTTAACCCAACTTCTCTCCATTGAAGCCAATGACCTGTATACAACCATACATGTGGCACTCGCACTCTCTGGAACCTTCGCGTTCTTGGGGTCGTTCTTGATACTGTCGAGGGATGGCAGTTGATCTGCCAGTTTAACAAAGGCCATCATATCCATCGCGGCTCGTTCACCGACAGTACCCATGAGTAGAGCTGTTACGGTGTGATCACTTAGATTCTTGCGTGCATGTAGTATGTCCGATGCGGCATGTAATGATCGAGGTGTGGTAAAAGACACTCGTTGTAGTTGTGGGTGAAAGATGTATGAGTTCTCATCAGGGTTTTTTACTTCTTCGAACGGTTGTAATACCGCAGGGAAGTCTTTGACGAACCCCAACACTGACGTATGTATACCGTTGTTGATACCCCAATCGATCCACTCAAGGGCGCTAGTCTTACGTACTTGTACAAGGATAATACGATTACACGCGTGTGCTTGTAACAAATCACCTACACCTTCAGATCCTTTGTTGGTGGTTGCAAATACGATACTGTCGGGGTGCAATTTAATGCTACCTACTGTACGTTCTTGCATCACGCGTAGCAGTGCAAGTTTTACCGCAGGGTTAGCCTTACCGAACTCGTCAATCATTAGTATGATAGGTTTGTTCAAGTGTGCACCAAGTTCTTCGTTAGGAACCATACTCACATAACCTTGTTCGTTCATCCTCGATATGTTTGGTAGGCTCATGTCACCGAGATCCTTAGTAGTAGCATCAAAGTAACAGGGTGTATGGTTTGATAACCGCTCTGTTAGTGTCGTAAGCATCGATGTTTTACCGTTGCCGATATCACCTTGCATAAGGATGGTACGTAAGTGACCGATCGCCAAGATACTTTCCGCACACTCGTCAAGACTTTGTGCATACATTTGTTTCGCTGAATTATTCATTTTGTTTCTCCATTGTTGTTAGCCAGTGGCTAGGTTAAATACCAATTGATGGTAATGATTTAAGGATGTCGTCCACGTTCTTCTTGGTTTGAGCGCGAAAGTGTGCGTCCTCACGTAGTGCATCAGGTGTAACACCTTGGAACGTGTACTCCAGTTGCTGACGTATCTTCTCCTTTTCAGGATTATTATCGAGATTAAAATCCGAAAGCATATCAACTATACTAGTTACATTGGACACGAGCGTGTCACGAAATATACTCTTCTTCTCATTGTCACCAAAGTCGATAGTTCTGGACATCTTTGTGAGTGCTTCATGTATACGTGTCCACACATCATTCATAGACTTAGTTATCATGTTATTGTAGCTCGCTTCGCAATCTTCTTGAACTTGCTTGAGTGCTTCGGCAGGTAGATCGACA